ATCTAAGAACCATTGCACCTGCTCGTAGAAATGTTGTTGATTAGGTACGTCACAATGGTCAAATGGGAAGTGTCGCTCCACGTCTTGGTCAGTCAACACACCAATCATAGTCAGTGAGTTCTCTGGCTCAAAGGGGTCAAGGTGCATTTTGCCATCACGCTTGGTGACAGTATTCTCTACGTCAAGTGTTAGTTTCATACTACATACCTCGCTGTTTGATGTTCCAAGTTACAATGCACTTTTCCGTGCCAACCTGTCAACTTATTTTTTACCACATTCAAATGTCGTAACGGACCTTCTTCTGCTTCGCTACCATCTGGGTTTATGACAACAGGGTCTTTGGCTATTAATACCATTAGGTCAGCCTCTGCAGCTTTACCTGTGCGTGAACCCTCCATCATAGATTGATTCAGTAATACCTTGCCTTCAGCATCAGCAGATAGCTGCGACATATAAAACATAGCACACTCATACTCTTTTGCAATCATACGAGCATGTATTGCGTTAGCCTTGAGTGCTTCATCCGTACGAGCGAACCCACTTGTCTTGGCGAACTTATCCCCCATGTCAAGCAGCACAATGTCAGGCTTGTATGTTTTACAGACGGACTCGACCCAATTCATGTCACGACCTGTTGCATCTTTAATCTTGATACGCTCTTTTACTGGTGCATACAACTCACGTGCCTTTGCTGGATTATCTTTTATCTCACGCATTGTCATGCCTGTAGCAGCAGTTAAATAACGTGCGCCTACACGATGGTAGCCCTCTTCGTTACACAAGATAATACAGTTAGCACCCTGATGTGCAAAACCGCCCGGTGCTGCAATTGTTGACGCATGAAATGATGTCTTACCTGTGTTGGGTCTAGCACCGACCTCAATCAAATGCCCTGCGTTAACACCCTCTACCTTACGTGTTAAACAAGGAATGTTGAACGTCCAACGTGCTTCAAGATCAGCTTTTGCCATGAGCGTTTCCATATCAATATCATCCCATTCTATATTTAAGTCAGGTGTAAAGTCATCCCCGTATTGCTCAAGTAACAATCGCAAAGGCTCAAGGCTAGTTTTGTCACCATTGACATAATCAAAACCAAGATTAGCAATGTCTTCTCCTACTACCTGTTGGAATAGCTTAGACAAAACTTCCTGTGCTATGTCACTGCCCATTGGTGTTTCTGTTTTAACTTTGCGAAACAAACCTGCGTATACCTGCTTCTGTGCTGTTGTAAGCGTAGGATTGCTTGTCATAAACAATGCTTCAACTTCGTCAGGCAACACACTACGGTCATACCTATCCATTGCAGTGTCGATGGTGTGCTTGATCTTACGCACATCCTTGCTGAACAACCTGTCAGGGCATCTAGCCCCACGGTGATCGTCATAAAACGATTTGTCCATTAAACTTCTAATTAGTGATAATTCCATATAGCTTCTCCATATCTTCAGGGTTACGATATTTCAAGTCATCTGTCAAACGCAGAACACGAACATCGTTTACATGCCCACGTAATTCCTTTGCCATGACCATAGTCTTTGGTAACGCATCGGGGTCTAATGCTATTACGGCTGTTGAGAACTGTGAGAGATACCCTTTATGCGACTCTTGTAGAGATGTTCCAAGAATTGCAACCCCGACAAAGGATTTGCCACCAACCACGGCTGCACTCACACAGTCCTCAACAACAACTGCGACTTTACCACAACCATGACTAAATGGCAAGCCACTTTTTCCATATCTTTTCCATTTTGGTAAACGCTTGCCTAATGCCCGACCAGTAGCATCTACAAGTTTACCGTTGTGTGATATGGGGAACACAACTCTATCTTCTTTTACATCATATAACACATCTAACTCATTTGGGTCAAGCTGATAACTACAACAAAACTGTAACACATCATTGGTTTTTCTGTGTGGGACGATGTAACTAGGTAATTCAAACGCCTCTTCTGCAAACTTTTCTGCACCACTAAAGCCACTACGTATATCATCTACAGATAGATGCACCCTAGTGCCGCCTTTCAGTGTACAAGAAGCCTTATAGCAATTCCATACAAGAGAACCCATGTTATTAGTCACTGTAAATGTTTTGTACCCACCACAGTTAGGACAATCCATTCTCTTTGTACTACCATTAGGTATATCCATATCACTTATAGTGTTATATATATTATTCATGTAATATCACTTTCCTTTGCGGCACTTGCTATGCTTATACCATGAGATTTTCGTGCTGTCAATGCATTATTTGCACTTGACAACGTATTTTTTAGATATGGTTTGACTGAACTTGGATTAGCATGTCCTGTAACCGACATAATTTGTGCCATACCGACACCCGCCTCTACCATTTCAGTCGTACCAGTTCTTCGTAAGTCAGATAAACGCAGTTCTCGTGACAGTCCTGCCTGATCCATCAACTTACGCCCATGTAAAGGTAGTTTAGTCATACTATATGGTATGTAAACACCCTCACGTGGCTTGGGTCTGGGTGCAACGTACTTTTGAAAGCCAAAATCCTCTTCTTGTTGTACAAGCATATCAAACAAGTCATCTTCGATAGGCAGATGTACCTCTGCTTTACGTTTTGATTGTTCTATATAAACAGTTTTTGCCTCAAAGTCGATTGCATCCCATGTAAGCAGGCGCATATCACCCAATCGCTGACACCATTCGTATGCCATGTGAGCAATCAGTCCGATATTACGTGTGCTAAAATCGCCGTAGGCGGCGTCTAAGAACTTTCGGACATCTTCCCTACCCCAGACTACCTTACGCCTCTCTGTGGGGCGTTTACGGACGTTTGAGAAGGGGTTTATGACACATAATTCTTCACGCAACCCGTGATTGAATACAATGCGTGTCGCAGATAGTAAATGATTAGCCATTGATAATCCTTTCTCACACCACTGGTTGTACGACATCTTTGCCACACGGGTGGACAGATTCGTGTAGTCATGCTGGCAGAGGGGCTTGCCCTCTACCTTTGTATCTAGCATGACACTCAACAGGTACTTATAATGTGCTTTAGTTTCGTCACGCAAGTTCCTGTAATCATAGGAAGAATAGTAATCATCTACCAACCTAGCTAGTAGCGACATTATGCCGCAACCGTTTGGAATTGTGGTGAACTGATCCACTTGGCAACTTCCTGTTCTCTCGCCCACATGGACTGCGCGACAGTATCATTACCTGTATTGCGTAGGTTGAACCCATTACGCTCATCAGCGTATGTAGAGTAGTTTGTAAAGGCAGAATACAATGCCCACACGTTACGTCCACGAGTACTGACTTCTTGATTGTACAAGGTAAACATCTTCTCTGACTTACGCTCAGACTTGATAACTGAATCAAGAAGTGCTTTGACATCGACACTCATCAGGCTTGTTTCTGCCCAACGCTGAAACCTATCAGCCGTGTCATAAAAGTCAGTGACTGATGACTCCAACTCTTGGATAAACTTTGCCAAACTAAAGTTGGCAGTGTTCTTACGCTTGATCTTGTCGTAGTCACCAGTGACCATGCCGTTAGTGCAGAAGAAGTCTATAGCACCAAAGAACACCATGTTACTGCATGACCCGTCAATGCCGTGTAAGGCAATAAGTCGGGGTGCAATGGTGGTGCTATGCTTTTCTGACTTAATCTGGCGCAATACGTTAGGCATAGTCATGTCCATCATTACCCACGCATTGTTACGTGCTGTGCGGTACTTTATGTTCATGCTGTCACAAAACTCCTCGCCAAGATGCTCAGAGATTGTGTTATGTGCCTTAGTAAAGAAGTCACCGTGGTTGGCACAGGTAAAGCCGTTGCCTACTATACCAAGGTACTCACCCGTGTTGCCGTTGATGACATACTTAGACTTGTCATATTTTGTAGGCTCAAACTCCACAGGAAAGTTAACGTGTTCTGGGACTCCGATTTGTTCTGGTGTAAAATCTAATGGCATGGTGTTTCTCCTTTCATACCGATAAGTGATATTGTGTTATATCACAGGTTAAATTCAAATGCAAGTTTATCTTTTGCGTCAGACAACTCTTGTAGTTCGTAGGCTGACACCATCTTGATACCACCCATGTCGGGATATAAGGCAATGTCAAGAATGCTATCTACCAATTTGTGTACTTCGATGACAGCCACACGTTGCTGATAAGATAACTTATTTATCTTGACTGCACGTGCAGACTTCTCTTTCTCGCGTTCCCTTTCAAAGTATGCGATGCGTTCATCTGTAGTCATGTTATGTACTTTCTTAGCCATGTTTATTCTCCTCTCAAAATTTAGTTATTAGCGTAACGCCCTCTTTGTCTAGTTGTTTCATAGCCATGAACTCTTTGTGCTTGGCATCTATCAA